TGCCGGTATGGGGCTTGGTATGAAAAAACTGAATCTATAAACTGGCTGTAAAATCTTTTGGCACAACGACTTACAACCGCACAAAAGATTGTGCGACATCATATCAGCGTATCGCGATGGACCTAAGTTTCGCCAGTGAACGTCACTTACGCACACTGGAGCGCGTTGCGTACTCTGCGTAATGGTACCGAAGGTCCACCAAAGACGACACAGGACCAGTCTTCCATGATGTAAGTATCGCCAGCGAACGTCACTTAGAGCGAAGGATACATGCTTATGCCACGTCCAGCCCGCTGTAAGTATCGCCAGTGAACGACACTTACGTGAAATCCATTGCCCCCAAGGCACCGCTGATCCCGCCTTGGGCCGATTGCCCCTCCATTGCCCCTGGCCCGGCGGCGGGAGTCAGCGGGTGTGCGAGTGTTCGGTTCCGAGGTCACAGACCTCACCCAGGTACATAACCCGCCTGGACGCCGAACGCAGGTATCCCATGTCCGACCTCGACAGCGCCCTCGCCATGCTCACCGCGCAGATCGCCAACGGCACTGCCAGCGGTGAGATCCCGGCGGGCGACTACAACGTCGTCCTCGTCACCGTATCGCAGCACGCGAACGGCAACTCCATCCGCCTCGACGCGGACATCACCGATGGCCCGTTCAAGGGGCGTCGCATCATCACGCAGGTGGGAACGACCCTGAGCGCCGTGCAAAACGGCCACGTCAAGGCGTTCCTCGACGCCACGAAGGTGGCACCGAGCGACCTGAAAGCGTTGCTGGAGATGAACGAGCTGGCACTGCGCCCGTTCGTGGGCAAGACGATGCGCGTCAAGCGCCTCATCGAGTCCGATGGCCGTCCGAATCACAAGATCATCGGCCCCGCCACGGTCTAACGACCAAGCCCACGCACACTCCGGTGTGCGTGGGTTTTTTCATCTCATCGGAACTGTCCGAATCGCCAGCGTCAGCCAGGCCACAGCGCAGCGCAACCATCGCACCCAACGCACCCCAGCACCACGCCCATCAAAGCCACCCATCGCATCGCAATGCAAGACACCCAAGGCAGACAGTACGGGCGCGGGTCCAGTTTATCCACGCACAACATATGACACCCCTATAAATGACACCCATTCCCCGAAGCGCCGACCTAACCCAAGACCATAGCTATTTTTAGCTAGAATATCCCGATCAACCCTATAGCTATTTTTAGCTGTATCCGGCTATCGACTCGCTGCCTGTCCACGCTACGCTACCCCCATGCGTCTTGCCCGGTTTTCCGCTTCGGTCGGTCAGCTCAAGGCGATGTTGCCGACCCACGCCTACCTGCGCCTGCTCCACCAGGGAGCCATGACCGGGTTCCTGCCGCGCTTTGACACGGATGGGAAACCCACCGGGCAGTTCGATAATCTGTCCCCCACCGACCGGGTCGCTATAGCCCGCTACCTGGTTGACAAGGTGGTGCCAGATGCCCCGAAGGAAGTCGCGCTGACGACCTCCCCCGCTGATGGGGAGCTGTCCGCCACCGCCATGTCGCGGTTGTCGTCGGATGAGCTGCGGCGGTTGGCGACCATGGCTCCGGGGGAGGAGACCCCGCAGCCTGCTGAGGCTCCGCTGACGGAGGCCCCGGAGGTTATGCATGCCGTCTAGCACCGCTGCTGCTGCGGTCCGGGAGCTGGCGCGGCGCGAGCTGGCGCGGCGCAGCCTGATGGATTTCGTCAAGCTGTTCAACCCCGCCTACACCCCGGGGTGGGTACACCATGAGGTGGTGGATCTGCTGGAGGCGTTCATCGAGGCGGTGGAGCAGAAGAAATCCCCGCGCCTCATCGTCGAACTCCCGCCACGCATCGGGAAATCGGAGCTGATCTCGCGCAAGTTCCCACCCTATGTCCTGGGCCACCACCCGGAGTGGGAGGTGGTGTGCGCGACCTACAACCAGGACCTCGCCGACGATTTCGGGCGTGACGTGCGCGCCATCGTCAACGATCCGATCTATCGGGATATGTTTCCCGACCTGACCGTCCGCCGGGATTCCAACGCGGTGGATTACATGAAGACCACCCGGGGAGGCAGCTACACGGCGGTGGGCATCGGTGGCGCTCTCGCGGGTCGCGGCCTGCATGTGGGGATCATCGACGACCCGGTGAAGAACCGCGAGGAGGCGGATTCCGAGCTGGTGCGGGAGGCCATCTGGAAGTGGTATCAGTCGGTGTTCCGCACGCGCGCCGCTCCAGGTGCAGGGATCATCGCCCTGATGACCCGCTGGCACCTCGACGATCTGGTGGGCAAGCTCCAGCTCCAGATGCAGGAGAACCCGGACGGTGACCGCTGGCTGGTCTATTCCTACCCGGCCATCGCCTCCAAGGACGAGAAGCACCGCAAGCAGGGCGAGGCGCTGCACCCGGAGCGGTGGCCGCTGCCTGAACTGCTCAAACTCAAAAACACTATCGACCCGCGCGAATGGTCTGCGCTCTATCAGCAAAACCCCGTGCCTGCCGAGGGTATCCACTTCAAGGCTGAGTGGTTCCATTACGAGAAGCCCGACACCAAGGATCTGCGCTGGTACATCACAACGGACTTCGCCATCGGGGAGAAGACGACCAACGACTACACGGTGCTGTGGCCCTTCGCTGTGGACCACCAGGACAACATCTATTTTGACATCCCGATCCGGGCGCGCATGCCGTCCATGGATATCGTCGAGGCGCTGTGCGGGATGATCGAAACCCGCCGCCCGGTGCAGGTGTGCGTCGAGAACGTGCATATCTCGAAGACCATCGGACCCTACCTGCGCAAGCGGATGCAGGAGCGCCATCTCTACACGGCCATGTGGGAATACACCGCGACCAAGGACAAGCTCGCGCGCTCCGCGAGCCTGCGTGGTCGGATGCAGCAGGGCAAGGTGTTCTTCCACCCCGCGACGCGCTCCGATGTTGAGATCGAACTGCTCCAGTTCCCCGCTGGTCGCCATGACGACCTGGTCGATGCCGCGTCGTGCGGCATGCTCATGCTCGATACCCTGATGAAGGGCGCTGCCCCACCGGGACCGCCGCCCGACGAGGCTCCGGCTTGGAGCATGGAGTGGATGCAGAAACGGATCGCGCAGTCGCCCTCGACGGCGCGCGGCATCCCACACCTCAATGGCAAGCCACGCGAGAAGATAACGAGGGCCTCGAAATGGACATCGTGATCTATTCAGCCGGCCCTTTCCTGGAGCGGACGATGCGCCCGCCCGCCCATGGACAGGTGAGCATCGCGGTGAACGATGCGCTGCGCCGTGTACCGTTCCAGATAGACTGGTACTGCGCTGGAGACCCGCTCGCCTACACCAAACCAATCACCGGAGGCAAGCGCCCACGTCTGGGTTGGGTGTGCAAGGATGTCGTGTACCGCCGACAGATCGAGGCGACCAACCCCGACTTCGCCACCCTACCTTCCTGGGTATGGTGCGAGCTACCCTACGGCCCATTCAACTACTCAATCACCGCCGCCTACGCACTCGCTGCTATGTTGGGGGCGAAACGGGTGGTGGTGTATGGAGCTGACCAGGTCGATGATGGCATACGTCACGGGTCCATGTCCGATCCATCCAAGCAGATGATGCGCTATTCCCCGGGTCGAGCGGAGGTCGAAGACAGCGACAAGGAACGCATCACTACAGCCACCAATCTGGTGATCGAAAGGGTCCTATGGACGGCGTGAACCCGCTCCTGCCGATCAGCAACCGTCCGGGCCTGTTCGCGGTGGTTACCCGTGAAATCGGGGAAACCCTGGCGAAAGGCTACATGAAACTCTACTGGACGCCGCACAACATCGTGCTGGTTGAGACGATCACCCGAAACCGGAAGCCGTTGGCAAACTGGGACCCGGACTACCGGGTGGTTTTCGTGGCCCTCGATCAGGATGGGCGGTTGACTTGGGAAGGCCCTTGACTTCGGGATCCGACCACACCAACCATAGCCTCAGGCAACCAACCCCTCCAGGAACCAGCCATGCTCCAGTACGTCCCCATCTCCAAGGCCCCGCGCGTCATCAATGTCCCGGTCACCACCGGCTCGGGCGCGCGCACGGCGACCGGCACCTGCGACACGGTGACGAAGGTGCGTCTCTCGCCCTTTGAGCCGGGACAGTCGGTCCTGGCACTGTCGCCCGGCGCGAGCGCCGTGTACGGCGTCCCCGCCCCCTACGGTGACCAGACCCGCCATGTGACCTTCCAGATCGCCGCCGCCGACATCACGGCTGCCGCGAACAAGGTCGGCCAGGTTGCGGCCACGGGTGGCCGCTCAGACGCCTCGAAGGTGCAGACGGACCTGACCGTCAGCCTCGGCATCATCACCACGGGCGAGCTGCCCATCGGCCAGCTCCCGGCTGGTGCGACGAGCATCGAAGCTGACGACATGCTATCGGCCATCCTGCTGGTCAACGGTGTCCCCTACACCCGCATCCTCGATGCCTCCAGCCCGGCCCCCGCCGCTGGTGAGTGGTGCCTCGACAGTGACGACACGACCGTACTGGTCATCGGTGCTGACTCGACGACCCCGCTGCCAGTCGGCGCGCAGATCGACATCCTCAAGCCGAACACTGCGCTCATCAAGCTCCTGTCGAAGCCGGGCTCGGTTGCTGGCGCAGCCCTGGTCGCGGGTGTTGCTGAGGAGCGCATGCTGGCCGTGCCGGTTTCGACGACCGACACCGCTGGCCGTACGGGCAACCGTGATGCCAGCGTGGATTTCATCGCGGCGAATGTCGCTGCCGCTGTGCTGACCGGCCTGTCGAAGTAAGCCGGATCCTGAACCCTGGCTGCGCATTGCGCAGCCAGGGTTTTTCTCTATTCTCGCGCAACCCAAGGAAATCCCATGTTGACCACAGTGGTTCCACGGATCGCAGTGCGCCAGGTGGTGCTGGGGGCGGCGGGTACGCTGGCCTCGGGAACCATCACGCCTACGGCCACCCCCACCATCCCCAACCGCATCGTCGCTGCCGACGTGTATAACGCCGCTGCATGGACGATCACGGAGCAGGCGGGCGGCGTCGGCTTCCCGGTTGCCGCCGGTGAAGTACGCCACCTGCCCGGGTCGTTCGTGAAAGACGCGATCTTCGCTGCTGGCACCTACACCGTCATGTTCTACCTGGACGCCTGAGCCATGGCGGACTACCTCATCACCGATCTTCCGCTGGTTTCGACCCCGAACTCGACTGATGTGTTCGAGGTCGCGAACAGCGGCGTCTCGCGCCAGCTCTCGTTCCAGGTCCTCCTCGGCTCGACCATCTTCAACACCGCAGTCGATGGACGCATCGCGGCGGCGACGGCGTCAGGCATCACCCCCGGAGGCCCGGCGGGTGGCGACCTCGATGGCACCTACCCCAACCCGGTCCTGGAAACCATCGGCACCATCGTCCCGGCTACCTACGGCGGCGCGACGATGATCCCGGTCGTCACCGTGGATGCCAAGGGCCGCGTCGTCGGCATCTCGGAAGTGCCGCCCGCCTCGGTGCTGACCGGCGCGGTGCGCTATGACGCCCCGCAGGCGCTCACGGTCGGTGAGCAGCTCGTTGCACGCGGGAATATCGCAGCACAGGAAAGCACCGCGCAGCTCGCCGCGATCCAGGCGCTCGCCTTCTCCGCGTCCATCGCGGTGTGGGACGATACCTCGAACGCCCGCGCGGTGTCGATCAGCCCGCTTGGCGAGACCCTCGTGGGGGCTGCCACGGGCGCGACCGCCTGCACCACCATTGGCGCTCGCCGTAGTGGGTACAGCGAGGTCGAGGCGATTACCGATTCCGACAGCCCCTACGCCTTGGGGGATGAGGAAGTCGTGCTGGTGGATGCGTCGCTTGGTGCCGTCACCGTTGACCTTCCAGCAATCGACGCGGATCTCGACGGGCGCA